GGCCTTACTGAATTTTCTCGCTGATTATTATGAAATTTTCTGAAAATACACTTTCCATTCTCAAAAACTTTTCTGGCATTAACCAGTCGCTTCTTTTTAAGCAAGGTAATGTTGTGAAAACAATTAGTGTGATGAAAAACATTCTTGCCGAAGCAACTATTGAAGAAGATCTCCCAAAAGATTTTGGCATTTACGATCTTAACCAATTTCTAAATGGTCTTTCTCTTCATAAGAGCGCGGAACTTGATTTTGAAAATGACAATTATGTTGTTATTCGTGAGGGAAAATCTCGCTCCAAATATTTCTTTGCTGACCCAAGTGTAATTGTCACACCTCCAGATAAATCGATCAATCTACCCAGTCAAGATGTTTGTTTTGTTCTTGACACTAAAGAACTTGATAAACTGCTTAAAGCAGCATCAGTATATCAACTTCCAGATTTTTCTGTAGTTGGAGAAGCGGGAGTAGTCAAACTTGTTGTACGAGACAAGAAAAATGATACTTCTAATGATTTTTCTGTGATCGTTGGAGAAACTGATGGAGAATTCACATTCAACTTTAAGGTAGAGAATCTCAAAATTCTTCCTGGAACATATGAAGTTGTAATCTCCCAAAAACTACTATCCCATTTTAAAAATACCAATATTGATATTTCATATTGGATTGCTCTTGAACCTGACAGCACCTTTAGTTGATAGGTACTTATTTTTATTATGAACATTTTTGTGATAGATCAAAATCCTCGTCTATCTGCCCAACAACTTCCAGACCGACATGTTTGCAAGATGAGTCTTGAAATGTGCCAAATGGTTTCTATCATTTATTCTAAATGGTATTATAACTGGGGTGAAGTTTATAAAGTAGATGGAACCCCTTATGATACGAAAAAGGGTGCATTTAGAAATCACCCTTGCACTATATGGTTGTCAAAATCCTATCAAAATCTTGCTTGGGGAATTGCTCATGGACTTGCCCTAACGACAGAGTATAATGTACGTTATGGAAAAATTCATTCTTGTACTAAGACTTTATTTGGAGCAAAAAAACTTTTTCACCAAAAAGTTGGAAAAAGTATTTTGATGTATAATATGGTTGAGGATTTTACTCGTGCAATGCCAGATGAGTTTAAACTGGATACAACTATTGACACTTTTACTGCTTACAAGATGTACATTGCATCCAAACCTTGGGTTGCATCTAATTATCTTCGTATGCCAGAACGAAAACCTGATTGGGTAAATTAAATTATGACAAGTGAATTTCTTTTTGTGGAAAAGTACCGTCCTCAAGTAATTGATGATTGTATTCTTCCTGATGAGACCAAAAAAACATTCAAGGAGTTTGTGGAGAAGGGTGAGATTCCGAATCTTCTTCTTGCTGGACCTCCTGGAATTGGTAAAACTACAATCGCAAAAGCATTATGTAATGAACTGGGAGCAGACTTTTATGTCATCAACGGATCCGACGAAGGGCGTTTCTTGGATACTGTACGGAACCAAGCAAAGAACTTCGCTTCGACCGTTTCACTTACGGGATCTTCTAAACACAAAGTCATCATTATCGATGAAGCGGATAACACAGGGAACGACGTACAACTCTTACTACGGGCAAATATTGAGGCATTTTATAACAACTGCCGATTCATCTTCACCTGCAACTACAAAAACAAAATCATCGAACCTTTGCACTCCCGATGTGCCGTCATCGACTTCACAATCAAAGGAAAGCAAAAAACCCAGTTGGCAGGATCCTTCTTCAAGCGTTTACAAAACATCTTGGATGCGGAGGGCATCGAATATGATCAAAAAGTCGTTGCAGAACTGATCTCAAATCATTTTCCAGACTTCCGAAGAGTTCTCAATGAATGCCAGAGGTACTCTACGAGTGGTAAAATTGACTCTGGGATTCTTGCATCTTTTTCGGATATTTCGGTCAATGAACTTATAAAGTACTTGAAGAGTAAAAATTTTTCAGAGGTTAGAAAGTGGGTTGTTAATAACTTAGACAACGATTCTTCTGTTGTTTTACGGAGAGTTTATGATGCCCTTTACCAGCATCTTGTCCCAACTACTATTCCTGCTGCAGTTTTAATTATTGCTAAGTACCAGTATCAAATTGCTTTTGTTGCCGATCAAGAAATTAATCTTTTGGCAGCACTAACTGAAATTATGTGTGAATGTGAATTTAAATGATTATGAAACTAACTGAATTGCTTGATTGTGAACTTTCAACTCCTATTGATTTTTCACTTTTTAATTGGAAAGAAATTTTTGGTACAGTGAGAGCAACTGATGGTCTAAAGCGACCACAAACTCGTGGACTGAGAACTGAAATTCAAGAAATCTCAACTGCAAAACATAGTGGGGGTCAATTAACCTATGTTGGCATGAAAGAAAATGGAAAGGATTATTACAGTTCAAATGGTTTCTCTTGGGAAGATAAGTCTACGGTTGGAATGTTTCGTGGTAAAACAAAAACCAAACAGTTTATTTTGAAAAATTTTCAAGGTAACAATACTGGAGAAATTAAAAAAACATTTGATTATATTCTACTGAAAGACACTGGTTCTATGTCAGTTGCTTGGGCAACATGGGATGCGGTTAAAAAAAATATTGTTGTTACTGACGCGACTATTAAATCACATGTAGACTATTGTGATTTACATTTTATTGAGACTAATGTAATTCCATCTGATAAGGGGAATTTTACAACAACTCTAGAGAAACTAATTGAGGAACTTGTTTGATGAAATCTCTTAAGACACCTTTACGCTATCCTGGCGGCAAGTCCCGCGCCTGCGAAAAGATGGGACCATATTTTCCCGATCTTCGAAACTATGATGAATTCCGTGAACCATTCTTGGGTGGTGGTAGTGTTTCCATCTATATTACAAAGAAATATCCTTCTTTAAATATTTGGGTAAATGATTTATATGAACCTCTGGTAAATTTTTGGCAACAACTCCAGATGTTTGGGGATGAACTTAAGGAACATCTTTCTCATTTTAAAAGTACTGCTCCAGATCCAGAATCTGCAAGAGAATTATTTAATATCTCAAAGACTATTCTAAGCACTCCAAATACTGGAAATTTTGAGAGAGCGGTTAGATTTTATATTGTAAACAAATGCTCTTTTAGTGGTCTTACTGAAAGTTCTTCATTTTCTGCACAAGCATCTAATTCCAACTTTTCAATGCGTGGGATTGAAAAGTTGCCAGAGTATTCTAAACTAATTGCAAATTGGCGTATAACTAATTACTCCTATGATTATCTGATGGATGGAAATAAAGGTGCTTTTATGTATCTCGATCCTCCTTATGACATTAAGGATAATCTCTATGGGCGTAAGGGATCAATGCACAAAGGATTTGATCACGATAAGTTTGCTGCTGATTGCGACTCTAACGATATGGATCAGTTAATCAGTTATAATTCAGATCAACTTGTGAAAGATCGCTTCAAAAATTGGAATGCCGCTGAGTTTGATTTAACTTATACGATGCGTTCCGTTGGTGATTATATGCGAGAGCAAAAACAAAGAAAGGAACTGTTGCTTTTTAATTATGGAATTGAAGGACTGGTTGAACTCAATTAATTTTACAAAGAATAATTTAATAGAAGAAGACCCAAGTATTGTTAAGGAATATGCTCCTTATATTATCAATAAATGTCTTTCTAGTCAGATTGATTCTATTATTTTTGCCAATGAAATGAATATGAATCATCATCTTGATAAAGATATGCAATATTCTTTTTATCTAAATAGTCTGAGGAAAAGAAAGAGATTTTCTCCTTGGATCCGAAAAGATAAGGTCAAAGATTTAGAATCTGTTAAACAATATTATGGATTTAATAATGAAAAAGCACTACAAGCTTTAAAAATTCTAAATAAACAACAACTTGACTTTATAAGAAAACGACTTGAAACTGGCGGAACGAAATGACTAACCAAACAATTGAACCTCAAGTAAACTGGTCTCCCGATATGATGGTGGAGGTTATTCTGAATGAACCAGATGACTTTCTTAAAGTTCGTGAAACTTTGACCCGTATTGGAGTGGCATCGAGAAAAGAAAAGAAACTGTATCAAAGTGCCCACATTCTGCATAAACAGGGCAGATATTATATTACGCATTTTAAAGAGTTATTTGCTTTAGATGGTAAACATGCCAATCTAACAGTAAATGATATTCAAAGACGTAATAGAATTATTTGTCTTCTTGCTGACTGGGGATTGATTACAGTAGTTAATAGAGATAAAATTACTGATATTGCTCCACTTAATCAAATTAAGGTTCTTCCTCACAAAGAAAAGGGTGAGTGGGAACTAGAGCAAAAATATAATATTGGTAAAAAAGGAAAGGTTCAGGAAACCGAATGATTAAGTAGGGAGTTCCACACTCCCTTTTTTTATTTTTCTTTGATATATAATAACGATGAGAGGGAGGTAAATTTACTTCCTTCTCATACGCTAAAGGATGCCGAAAGGGTCCACAAAATACAAACTCGCTGTTAAAGGAGCTACCATAATGACCAATCTTACGAGATATACTGCTGCGGATCTTCCTACTCTCTTGGACAAGATCACACGAAACAGTATTGGAATGGATGAATATTTTGATCGTCTATTTAATCTTCACGAAACAACTACAAACTATCCACCATATAATCTTGTTCAAGTAAGTAACGTAGAATCACGTTTAGAAATTGCACTTGCTGGGTTTAAAAAGGGAGAAGTTTATGTATACACAGAGTATGGGAAACTTTTTGTCGAAGGGCAAAAGGAGGATAAAGAGACTGATACCCATTACGTCCATAAGGGATTGGCTCAACGATCTTTCAAAAGAGTATGGACCTTATCGGATGACACCGAAGTACGGGATGTCACCTTTGAGGATGGATTGCTAACTGTTGTTCTTGGAAAAGTAGTTCCAGAACATCATGCCCGTAAAGATTATCTATAAATAGAATCGGATATCGTCGTCGCTTTTTACAAGGGAGTAACTGGCCAAGATCAGTTGACACTCCCTTTTTTTGTTGGTATAATATTTAAAAATGGAGATTTTATGGCAGTAAAACTTGCAATAATGAAATCTGGAGAACAGATTATTGCTGATATTAAGGAAATGGAGTCTGATGGAAAAGTATTAGGATATTACTTTTACAAAGCCTGCATTGTTCACATGATGAATCCAAATGAACCTAATCCTTCCAATAAAAATGAAAGGAGACCTAAAAAGAAAATAGATAAAACAGCTTTTGATATTAGTTTGTTTCCTTGGATTCCAATGGCAAAAGGATATGAAATTCCAATTGTCTCTGACTGGGTAATGACATTTGTAGATCCTGTCGATATGTTATATGAGATGTATGAAGAAAATGTTCTAAATGCATCTAAAGAATGGAATGAAGGTATGAATAGAAAAGAAGATACTGATGAAGGATGCAAAACTTGCCGATGAATAATTTTAAAGTATTATTGTTAATTGACAATATAATCTTGATAAGTCAAGTAGAAGAAGTTTCTTCTGAATTGGGAGAACCTGATTGTAAATTGGTTAAACCTTTTGAATTAAGGAAGTCAGCGAATGGTGAAGTATACTTAGAATCTTGGAATTCTGACTTTACTTCCCAAGATACTTTTATGATAAGTTCGGATAAAATTTTGACCATTGTAGATCCAAAACCAACACTCCTTGAAAAATATCAAAATCTTATTAAATAATGCGATTTTATACTAACGTTCAAATGATCGGGAATAAATTTCTCGTTCGCGGTTATGAAAATGGTGAACATGTTATGTTTAAAGAAGAGTACTCACCTACTCTTTTTGTAAAATCTAATAAACCATCAAAATATAAAACTTTAGAAAATGAATATGTTGAATCAGTGCATCCTGGAACTGTTAGGGATTGCCGTGAGTTTTATAAAAAATATGATGGTGTAGAAAATTTTAAGATTTATGGTAACGATAGATACGTTTATCAATATATTTCGGACAAATATCCAGAAGATGAAATTAAGTTTGATATTACTAAAATTAAATTAGTTACTCTTGATATTGAGACCACCTCAGAAAATGGGTTTCCTGATCCAAAGTCTTGCGATGAGGAAATTCTTTTAATTACAATTCAAGATTATTCGACTAAAAAAATTATTACTTGGGGAACAAAACCTTTTAATAATACTCAAAGTAATGTTAAATATATTCAATGCGATTCTGAATATGCATTATTAAATGCATTTCTTTATTATTGGGATAATAATATGCCTGAGGTTGTTACTGGATGGAATATTCAGTTCTTCGATATCCCATATATTTGCGGTCGTCTTTCAA